ACATGAACTCCAAGGGTGATACCATGCCGGCCAAAGTCCAAGGCAAAGAGGACAAGAAGATTGATGGCGCGGTGACGATGATTATTGCCTACCGGGTTTACATAGATAACCGGGCTGAGTTTTTAGAGCTGGTTAAAAGGACAGCAGCATAAAAGGACGGAGGTGAGCCAGTGGCATTTTTTGATTTCTTCAAAGGGTTATTCAACAAGGAAAACAAGCAACTGCAGCACTTCCGAATGCTCGATGGGGGCCTACCCATCTTCAGCCAGTTTGGGCAGAACATTTATGCTTCAGATGTTGTCCTTAACTGCATTGACATTATCGCTTCGGAGATAAGCAAATTAACTCCGCAGCATATTTTTACGGGACCGAGTGGGAGCCAACAGATTCCCAAGAGCAGCATCAACCGCCTGTTCCTCAACCGGCCCAATCTGTTAATGAGTACGAAAGAGTTCTTGGAGAAGGTTATCTGGCTGCTCTACAACAACTATAACTGCTTTATTTATCCGGTTTATGAATTGGTGACAGATTCCCGAGGGTATACCTCGCGCTATTACACCGGCTTTTATCCCTTAAATCCTACTCGGGTAGATTTCCTTTTGGATCCTTCGGGTACTTTATTTTGTAAACTTACTTTCCCAAATAATGATAACTTCACAATCCCATATACGGACTTAATCCATATTCGAAAAATGTACTCGTTCAACGAGATAATGGGCGGCGGAGCCAACGGCCAACCGCCAAACGAAGCCTTACTCAAAGTCCTGGAGATTAACCATACTGTCCTACAGGGCCTTCCGAAAGCAATCAAGTCCAGCCTGAGTATTCGCGGGATAATGAAAATCAACACAATGCTCGATGACGATAAGCAAAGAGCCGAAAGGGACCGGCTCGAAGCGGCTATCAACAGTGGTTTGAGCGGTATTATTCCCATGGATCTTAAAGGCGAATATACGCCTGTGGCAGTGGATCCGAAAATGGTGGATAAAGACACCATGGATTTCCTGCAGAACAATATTCTTTGTCGGTTTGGCGTTTCGGTACCGATTTATGTTGGGGATTATAGCGACGATCAATACCAGGCGTTTTACGAAAAGACCCTGGAACCGATTATTATTGCACTCGGCCAAGCATTCTCCTGGGGCCTGTTTACGCAGCGGGAAGTCGATGTAGGAAACTCAATCGTTTTCTACCAAAAGGATCTGAATTATCTCAGCACAGCATCTAAGTTAAACCTTATTAAGACTATGGGTGAGCAGGGACTGCTGACTGACGACCAAAAGCTCGCGATATTAGGATACCCGCCGCTGGCTGACGGTACCGGGAACCGTAGAACGATGAGCCTGAACTACATTGACGTTACTCTGGCCAACGAATATCAGATGAACCGGGCCAATGCGCCCCAAATAAATGCACAAGGAGGCAACGCAAGTGGGCAATAAGAACGGAAAAGGCTTTCCTGTCTTGGGAGAGCGCGAACCCAGGGCTTTTGCTATGCCGGACTTACGGCCTGGGGAAGAAGGTAATTTGATAGAAGGACACGCAGCGGTCTTTGGCCAGACAACAATTATTGCCGGCCTGTGGAAAGAGACGATTGCGCGCGGCGCTTTTGATAAAACGGATTTCACCGATGTCCTGTTTTGCGTAAACCATGAAACAAATAGAATTCCGCTGGCCCGGAGCCGGAACAATAATGCGAATTCTACCCTGCAATTGCAGGTAGATGACCAGGGTTTAGCAACTCGGGCCGTTTTAGATACCGAGAGAAATGCTGAATCGAATGCCTTGTATAGTGCTGTTGAACGAGGCGATATGACAGGCATGTCTTTTATATTTATGGTGGCCGACGATGATTGGGTTGGTTGGGATACAGATATGCCATCTCGAACCATTAAGTCGATTGCCAAGGTTTATGAAGTCTCTGCAGTCTCGTTTCCGGCTTATGACGGAACTGATTTATCTGCTCGCGATGCTACGGCACTGGAGAGCGCCAAACGGGTATTGGAGAATGCCCGCGCTCGCGCTGGACTGGACAGTTCGGAAGAGCAGAGGGAAGATAACGAACTCGAAGCGCTCCGTTTGAGAGCGCGGATTTTACTGAAAGGTTAAGGTGACACTGAATGAAAAATAAATTAAAGGCCCGGCTCGATAAATTAGAAGCAAGAAAAAAGCAACTCTTGGAGAGTGTTGCCACAGCAAGTGAAGCGGAACTGAGAAGTATGATGCCAGAGATTGAAAACATCAATGGAGATATTACTGAGCTGCGCTCAATGATCGATTCTTGTCCCGATGAAACCCATGGTATGATTCCCGGCATGACTCCGCCGGCCCAAGGCCAAAGAAACGACGAACCAGCTGCAGGCAGCGTTCCCGGAAACGAACAAAGAGGAATGCAGCCACCTACTCCGGCTCAAATCCTCGCAACATTTGGTGCCGGTGCTGGCCAAGTTCCTGGCCAGCAACAAAGAAGCCAAGAACCCGAGGATCCTTACGCAACTGTTGAGTACAGAAGTGCCTTCATGAACTTTGCGAAGTTCGGCCAAGTTACTCCTGAACTTCGTATTGATGCAATGACCACTGTTTCTGAGGTTAGTGCTATTATTCCGACCACAATCCTCAACGAAGTTATCCGGAAGATTACCCAATATGGACAAATCTTCAGCCGGGTTCGCAAACTGAATATCAAAGGCGGCGTTCAGGTTCCCATCCTTTCTCTTAAACCAACGGCAACATGGATTACCGAAGCAACCGTTTCCGACAAAAAGAAAGTTACCGCCAACACCAGCATTTCCTTTACCTACTTCGGCCTGGAATGCAAGGTTTCCGTTTCTCTGCTTGCTGATACGACTTCTCTTTCCGGCTTTGAAACTACCGTTACTGATCTGATTGTTGAAGCTATGGCTATTGGTATGGATAAGGGTGTTATCAGTGGAACCGGCTCCGGCCAAATGCTCGGAATCACTGCAGACAACCGGGTACCCGCTGGTCAAATTATTACTCTTACCTCTGCCGACTTCACCGATTGGAGCGCCTGGAAGAAGAATGTTTTTGCCAAGATGCCGCTTGCTTACAAGGCTGGCGCAACATTCATCATGGCTTCCGGAACTTTTGAAGGCTACATTGATGGCATGGTGGATGCAAACGGTCAACCTATTGGCCGGGTGAATTATGGGATTACCGAAGGAGCCCAGGAACGATTTGGCGGCAAGGAAGTTATCCTGGTTGAAGATGATGTTGTGGCCAACTATGACGATGCTTCTACTGACGATGTCGTTGCCATCTACTGCAACCTGAAAAATTATGGCCTTAACAGTAATATGCAAATGACCATGTTCCGGTATTTCGATCATGATACCAATGAATGGATTGATAAGGCCATCCTTATCTGTGACGGCAAACTTATCGATCCGAATGGCTGTGTTATCATCAAGAAAGGTGCGTAAGGAGCTGGAGTAAATGACAGATGCCGAGCTTCTTCTTGAGTGCAAAAAGGGATTGGGTATCCCAACTGCAAGTACAGCACACGACCTCGTATTAACTCAAAAACTACTGGCTGTTAAGTCATTTATAAAAGGTGCAGGCGTATCCGACACGATGCTCTCAGACGATTTGTCAACTTCCGTAATCGTCATGGGCGTGACAGACATCTGGAACCTGGAAGCCGGGGAGATCAAGTTTTCCCCGGTTTTTATATGTTTACTTGGACAGTTAACAGCTACGAGTTTATTGCTGACTGTATCTTGCAACCCGGCGGATGGCGCGGCTAACGTTGCCGTAGATATTAAGCCGGTCTTGACCTTTAACTGCCGGATAAGAATTTACAGTGTGCAAATGTACGTTTATGACGATACCGACCAGGAAGTCTCAATCGACCATGAACTCGACGTAACCCAAAGGGTTCTCACCGTAGAACCGCAATCGAATCTCGCGGTGGCCACGAAGTATGCAATCGTTGTAACTGCGGTTTCGCATAAAGGGCCGCAATTAGAGAGAACTGTCTTTAGTTTCACAACAATTTAACGAAAAGGAGGATGCCCGAATGTATCCTTTCAATCATAAAAGGGGCCAAAAGATTCAAACCAATGCCGAAGGCGTGTCTATGGATATGTTCTTCGGAGCACATTTCCAAGTCTCTGGGGCCAATGCTGTGGCCGCAAACACTGATGGCATAATGGCTTTGGTTAACCTTGGCGCTGCCGTACAGCACAAGTCTACAGGACTAACTAGTCCAGCGGTACCGAGGGCCTTAAGAATAACCGGAAATGTGTCCGGGATTACCGGGAACGTTACTCTCCATGGAACGAATTATAATGGCGATACCATTTCAGAAATAATTGCTTTGAATGGAACCACAACGGTAGAAGGTGCTAAAGCATTTAAGACTGTTTCCCAGATTGACCTTCCGGCTCAAACCCACACCCCAGCTGCCCAAACCGAAACGAAACAAGTCACCCATAAGGCAGATGCTGCCGGCACGATTACCCTGACTTTAACCGCCGCCGGTCTTACAGGTTCACCGCTTGCTGTATCACTTGAAGTCGAGTTGGATGATACTGCTATTGAAGTCGCCACCAAGTGTGTTGCTGCTCTCAATGATGTAGAAGCCATCGCTGCTATGTATACTGCTTCGAATGCCGAAGGCACCTCTGATACTATCACCCTGACCGCTGTTGCGCCGGCGGCAGATGATGCAACATTGTCTCTGGCTTTCGCTGACACCGACACCACCGGGGTTACTATGGGAAGCTCTACAAATGGAACCGCCGGCGTTTCTTATGACAAGGTTAAAGTGGGCTGGAATGATAAACTCGGCCTGCCCTATAAACTTGCTCATAACACTGTCCTGCCCGGCCTGACCTTCCTGAATAATGTCAAGGAAGGAACCGACCCGACTATTACCGTTTCCGCTACGGCGCTTGAATCCAACACCATCGACTTGAACTCTGCGTTGAATGGAACTGTGGTTGATGCCTATCTCTTGGTTTAAGGAGGCATAGCGATGCTCAAATGGGGGCCACCGACCACTCCAATCCGGATTCAAAGCAAGATCGCCGACACCAATGATAATGCTGTAGCAGAAATAACCTGGACAGATATCATTGCAGAGGACATCAAATGCGAATGGCAGAACAAATTTGGCGGCAAATTCTATGAGGCTGCAGCGGTTAAGGCAAAGGAACCGGCCACACTCAGGCTTTGGTATATACCCGGCATTACTCCGGATTGTAGGGTTGTCCGGAAGTCAGATAACGCGGCATTCGATATTATTAACATCGACGATGTGAAGAACCGACATATGGTTCTGGAGATTGAAGTAAAGCGGAGCGTTGCAGGGTAGGTGATCAGCCATGGGCATAGATGTTGACCTGACCGGGTTAGGGGACTTGCTTGATGAGGTTGATTTGATGGTAGCAAAGCCGACTAAGGCTGTAGGAGAAATCCTCAACCGGGCCGGCCAGCCAATTCTCAGAGATCTTCAGACTACCACTGCTTTCGAAGATAAGTCCGGAAAATTACGTGGGAGCTTTAAGATAAGCAAACTCAGGGATACCAGGGCTGGAAAAAAGTTAGTGTGGGTGGGTGATGTTGACCGGGAAGCGCTACATGGCTGGCTGCTTGAATATGGAACATCAAAGATGCCGGCCCGACCATTTTTGGAGCCGGCGGTGGTACGTAATGAGGATGAAGTATTTGATATCATGACTGAAGGGTTGAGGGAGGTTCTACGGTAAATGAACTACAAAAAGAAGATGAAGGACGCCCTTGGCAGCCTTGGCGTTCCGGTGGAATTCAAGAAATACTCCGGAGCCCAAACGACTTACATCACCTTTGATTTAATTAATGAACAAGGTGAGGAATGGGCCGAGAATGAGGAAATCGCTACAGGTTATGTTATCAGGGTTAATATCTACTCAAAGTCGGATTACACCACACTCGAAGGCCAGGTAAAGAGCACTATGAAAACCGCAGGATTTACCCGGCAAGGGGTGCAGGACTTTTATGAAAGTGAAACCGGATTTTATCACCTGACGATAAGTTTCAGCTATACAGAACTAATATGAAAGGACTGATTATATGCCAATTGTAGGAGTTGAAAAACTTTATGTTGCGGCTGTAACAACTGACACCACCGGCTCGCTGGTTTTCGGAACTCCGGAATACTACGAAGGCATTAAGAAGATTAATATCAAACCCAAAGGCAGCGTCGAGAAGCAATATGCAGAAGACCAACTGTGGGATCAGGTTGTATGTTTTGACAGCGCTGAAGTTGAAATCGAGATCAATAAATTGACCAGCGCCCAGAAAGCATTCCTCTTGGGCCAAACAACTGCAGCAGCTGGTGGGGTTTATGCCAAGAGCACCGATGCGCCGCCGTTTGTGGCCATCCTTTATAAGGCTCCAACACGCTCCGGGTACCGCTAT